CTGGTATGCCAACCTAGTCCCTGAGACTCAAAGGGCACAAGAGGTAAGACATGTGTCTTACTGACTTGCTTCCTAAGAAACTCAGAGCACTCATAATAACAACGTAACCAAAGCTGGTTAGAGGTTGATACTATGGATGCTAAAGTACTAGGATCAGTAGAGGAATTATCTGGATCGTGACGTAGATATACAGGGGTCACATCTATGCCCTTGTAAGCGTCTACACCACAACTTTCTCTGAAGTTACCAACAGAGAAAGTCTTCCCTTGGTTGATCTTAAGACCAAAGGAGGTGATCCAGTCTGCAAATGCCTGAAAATGTTCGGTTCTAATGATGATATCATCACCAAAGACCCGAACATCGTTGGCAGCGCGAATAAGAGTCCTGTAGTTCACCCTCTCGGATGAACTAACAATCGACGTAATCGCAATCATTGCGAATACAATCGACTGGACAGGAAACGTAGTCGCGTTACCCATACCGGCATACTTTTTAAGAGTGATGGTTTTACAACCATCATCAACTCTTGGTGTACGGCTTGCTAATAGCGCCTCTAAGAAGCGCGGCCTGTTAGCGAAACAAGCTTTCACTACTTCTAGTGAAAGAAGATCGCTAGCAGACGACAAGTCAATCGTACACCAGTTGCCGACTTGGGAGCCCTCAATAGCCAATTCTTGATTCGGCTTTTGAGAGTCGAGTGTTAGACTATGACGAAGAACCTTACACTTTTTGATATGATCTCGAAGTGTAGAGTTCAAACCTTGCTGAACAAACTGATTCAGACAAGGCTCAACGGTAATCGTTCTTAGAGCAGAACAGCTCTTAGGAACGGTTACGAGTCTAGCACAAGTGCCAACAGGGTCGCTTTTGGGGAGTTGTTCTTCATCTAAACGTTCAACCAGCAAAGATGCTGGAAGATCGTATCCGATGAAAATCAACTTGTCGTCAAATTCAAGAAGACGACGATATACCTCAGACCACTTCTGGTTAGAAGTATATCCCTCAAAAACAGCGCCCGGGCCATGTCTGGCTTCATGCTCTTGAACTAAATCTAGTTCAGGAAGCACGAAAGAACAGATATGGCTGAATCGTGCAAGAAGAGAGGGGTTAACCTCCCCTATTGCCGACTCGACGTCATTGAAGTCCTTAACCGCCTGTTTTGCGAGATAAACATCTCGCTCTTCAGACGGCAAGAACTTCTTGAA